GCGGGTTACTGGTAAGAAGCCCAACAAGCGTCGATGAAGAAGAATCACACTTGCCAAGTTGATGGCGGTGAGTGTGTCGGGGGGTCGGTCTACATGCACGGTGAGGTGCGTGTGGCCCGGCCCCTTTGTAATTGTTCGTGCCATCTCAAACCAGGAGAGAAGAAGCGTGTCAAAGAAACCAGATAACCGGACAGTGTTGAACGACGTGTACGACATGATCGACTCGGTTCGTCGTATCAACGATCAGGTTCGTGACCTTGCGTTTAATAGCAAGCGTGAAGACCTGTGGCGTACCTACGAGGTGGGTCACAATGCGCAGGTTGCGTTGGCTAGTTACGTCGTGGCTATTCAGAATCTTCAAGAACCGCTAGGAGATGAGGTAACTCTATGAAGCAATCGGAAGCCGAAGCGCTTGTTGTCAAGATGAAACAGTTGTGGGGTAACCCGTTCAAGGTTACGTCGAACACGACTGTTGAGTGGGCGCAGCATGCGCAGCATGTCACCTATGAGCAGATGGACAGTGCTATTGACCATTTCGCTGCTATGGGTGACAAGTTTCCGCCGTCGCTTGCTGAGGTTGTAGCTCGCGCGAAAGCTGGTGCTGCTCCACGTCAGTACCAGTCAGATCGTCATTTGCGTATCTGTAATTATTGTGGCGGTCCGTATTATGGCGGAGAGAAGAGCGACGAACTCAAGGCTCATTACTCATGGTGCTTCAACGCCACCGGAACGTATACTCTTCACGATGTCCATCGCAATATTGAGCCTGCTTACACTGATCCTAGCCTTCCAGTTGTTCCGCCGCCCCAAAGTGTCCGTGATGCATTGGCATCTCTTGCAGCTAAAGGAAGTTGAGATGGAAAGCAAAGAGTTTGTTGAAGCGCTAGAAGCTTCAGATGTTGTCCCATTGTGCATCGTTGCGTGGAGCAAGACGCTTGATGATGTCGTTGTTGCTATGTGTAACGACGGCTGGGACGAACTAGACGCCAATCAGGAGACTGTCGTCTTCAACAAGTTTGGTACGATGGCGCTTGACTTTGCGCCGTTGATGACCGACCTTGACGAATAGCTACGATTCGGTACGAATCTTGTTCAGCAACGCTTCCATGTGAGGCGACTCGTATACACCTGTAATACGGCCCTTGGCGATAACTTCGCGCCAGTGTTCTGGAGAGTTGATGACGGCGGTGCCTTCGCCGGGGATACCAACGCGGTATTCGTCCTTCATTGGGTCGTAAAGAATAAACATGCCATTGCTTTCCGGCGTTGGTCCTTCGACCCAGCCTGAACTTGTAAGAGCCTGAACGTGCCACCATTCGCTGGTAACAGTTTGTTTTAGGCCCCACTTTTTGAGGTACGGTTTGATTGCTCGGTCAGCATTGATTCGACTGACGCCTACGGGACGTTTCAAATCTACTGCGTGTCCCCACCCGTCGGCTTGGCGCATATGCCAGGAGCCGCGAGGTGTCCAAGTGTAGGGAAACGTTTTTACTGTACGGAGAATACGGTCAGGGTCAGCGGCTAGGTTGCCTTTGCCTGCTTTGTATTTGTCGTACAACGCTTTCTGTTTTGAGTACGAGCGCACGGCAGGGTATGTGCCGTAGCGTTTGAGTGCAGGCTCTGAGAGCAGCCCTCGGACTCGTAGCTCTAACGTTGGGTGTACGCCGTACAGGTTAGTGTCAAGACTCATTAGGCTTCGTAGGCACCTTATAAGCAGCGTACGACTTCAAGATCGACAGTACGCCTGCAACAAATGCTGCACTTACCGAGTCCACCAAACTAACATCAAGGATGCCAGCACCATCAGTACCGATGAGAGCAACAAGAGTTTGAGCAAAAGTAGATACGGCACGTTCAAGCGTGTCCTTAGCTGTTTCTGATGAGAACATGGTTACTAGCGTAGCGAGAAATCTATGAGTAAAGCAAGAGATAAGGGAACCAAGGGTGAGAACGAGATCCTTGATTTATTGCAGAGAGCGGGGTTTGGTGACGCTCACAGAACCGAGTCGTCTCGTGAGAGTCATGACATTCATTGTGAACCGTTTGTGGTTGAAGTTAAATTTGCAAAGCGGTGGCTGCTATTCGACTGGATACCGAAGCTGCGACGGGTGGCAGAAGACAGGCCGTTCGTGTTGTTCGCTATCCACGGTGACCGTCGCACAGAGGTCGGTGCAAAAGTAGGCAGAGTTGCGGTGATGGACGCTGAATTTGCCGCTACACTTATGCATAATTATGTGTTAACGTCCGCGCATGGCCGTGACCGAAATCATCCCGCTGATCCTGACAGCGCTGCTGTTGCCTTGGATGGCGTGGGTCAGCAAGATTCTGATTGATATTCAGGTCCGTCTTGCCCGTGGCGAGGAGAACTTTGATCGTGTTCGGGACACGCTAGACGATCACGAAGCCAGGTTGCGAGCACTAGAAGGGCGTTAGACATAATTAGGTCGAGCAGTCTGCTCAGCCACACGACCCTTGAACCAAGAGCTACACACGTTGCAGCGATAACGCCGGTACTGCATTGTCTTTGTGCGTCGCATGCCTTGTGCTTCCATCGTGCCAATAGCTCCGCATCGCGGGCACGCGTCAGGACGGTCGTCGTACATTGCCACGTTCGGATGGTTCGGAATCCAAGGGAGCAGCTTGTCATACAACTCCTCAGTCAACCGCACGTCTTGAATGTTGTATTTTTTCATCAATGCCCAAGCTTTGTCGTCGCCCATCATGCAATCGCGCCAAAGATCAAAGCCCGTGTGTGGAGTCTTCTTGCCAATACCCAACGCCTCGGAAACGTGAGTGAGCTTGTTCGACGGAAACCTGAACTGGCGACGCACAGTTTGTAGCAGATCAATGTCGACATGCGGGGCAGCAGGCGGCAGGCCAGCTAGCAGAAACTCTCGTTGTAGATGCTTTACGTCAAACGCTTTGCCGTTGTAATGGATAAGCGCATCAGCTTGAGACAGCAGATCGTGTGCAGCCTTCACCATTGCTTCGTGACCGTCGTGATGGTCCGAATAGAACATAACCTTCTTAGCGCCGTGCCACTTCGCAGCAAACGAAATGACCGAACCAGTCTTCTCAATCTGGTTTAGACCTACGTTCTGGTTCCACAGTCCCCAGATGTACGCCAAGTTTGGCGATGTCTCGCAGTCAATAATGAGCTTCTTCATCCACGACCTCCCGTGGTTTTACGGCACAGTAAGTAGACGGACTATGCATGTGCCTTCCCACCAATCAGCATCTGCTGAAAGTTGCTCTGGTGAAAACTGTAGCTGATCCACAACAACTTGGTTGGAATGGTTACCTTCTTCATAGGTCACCACGCTTTTGTCAATCATCAACGTGCGAAGCGAGTCGTACAATGCTTTCGGGTTTTGCTGTATAGCAGCGCCGTGGCCTCGTGAGCTTGCCACACGCTTCTTTAATACAAGCGGCAGTACGATTTCGTCAATACGTGTAGGTGCAGGGAACGCTTGGACCTGCCAAGATTCCAACACAGGACCAGCAGTCAGCGTTGTGCCGTCACGTTCAAGAGTAAAAGTGATCGTATATTTATCGCTGCGAGAGTAGTCCAGGGTAGATGGCGTACGATCTGCAAGCGTCAACTCGGACAAGTCAACGCCAGTACCGGTCGTTACTTTGACTTTGATTGTTCCTGATACTGGTGACAGCAAACCGTCGTAAACAAGATCAGTGTCGTCGTAAGTTTCGCCAGATGCATCGAATGCTGTGTCGCTAGCAATTGCTAGTTCGGGAGATGACCGGACTTCAATCTGACGTAGTACCTTTTCAAACTGGCTGTTCCAGCGAACACCGCCAACAGTTAGCGTGCCAGATGCAACCTTGTTGCCTGATGCAGCGTCGCCCTGGACGCCGTTAGCAGCGTCTACAAAGTAAGTGTTGCCAAGTACGCGGGCCATCCAGGTCACGTTGCCTGGGCTGCCACCTGTCGATACAACGTCTTTAGCGTATGCAGGAACAAGCGGTTCTGTGAACTTTGAAAGGTCTGCACGGTACGTTTCGCCGCCTGCTCCACCAAACCACACAAACCTGTCGTCAGCAGTAATTGAGTAAATGCCGCCGTGATCTACAATTTCGGGGCCGTATACAATTCCGCCATTTTCTTGCATGGTAGCAAGCCGGAACCCGTGGTTGGTGGCAATCATCAACAGGCCACCGTACGATTCGATTGCGTTGATTGTTTCGCCGCGCGGCAGGTCAGCTACTTGTGATGGCTGGTTAAGTTTGCCGTCGGTGTCGGTCGAAACAAAGTAGATGGTTCCAACGTCGTCGGTGTTGCACGCCAGATAAATACCGTTAGGTCCGGTACAAGCGTCTACCCATGCCCCGTCTAGCGACAGCGTGTACGTCAACGAGCCTGTGATTGGGCTACCAGCAGCGTCTAGTTCTTGCACTTCGCCGTTGTGCATCTCAATAAGACGGCTGCCAACTACACGGAACAGCGTGACGTTTTTGTTCGTAAAGTTTGTAGGTTGCGTTGTAGCAGCCGCACCTACAGCAATTGTGGTGGCGTACCGAGTGCCGTACGAGATGTAAACGTTTGTGCCGTCAGACGCCAGGTCTGCAATGTCGTCTGCCGTGCCAGATGCAGGGTCACCCATCTGCACCCATGTCGGTGTTTCGTTGGCAAACGTGGTTGACCAGTAAAGGTCAGGGCCTGACGCAACGTACATATACGAAGTGCCGTCTTTAACGA